TCGACACACTGGTCAGGCAGGTCTGCCACGTTGTTCACCTGATTGTTGATGGTAGTCATGTAACCACCGTCAGGAGTCGTCACCTTAAAAGGCTTGGTACCACTGGTATCTGTGATGAACACACCATTACCAACAACACGAGTGGCGTAGCCAGTTTGAGATGCGATGTTGCTCGCCATGTTGCTGAGAAGCAGAGAGCTATCAAGAGTGGTAATAGCAGCAGTCTCTACAATAATTTCAGCACCAACGGATTGAGTCGATACAGCTTGAACAGTAATGGTATAGCCTCTACCATTCATACTAACGCTAGCAGTGTCACCAACTGCCCAGCCACTACCAGAGCTAACAAGGCGAACCTGTGTCTGATAACGACAGTCATAGTTAGTTACACCACTATGTGCGTTGAATTCTTTAAGGTATTGACTACCAACAGTAGTGACAATGACTTCCATTGTCCTAGTACCGTCGGTGGCAGTCAGTTTCTGAGAACCAGCGGCTTCGCAAGTGTCACTACCATCTTCCCAAGAGGAAGGGCTGATGCTAACACGAGTAGCTTTAGTAAAGTCAGTAGTAGTCTCTTCGTTAATGAGGTCAAAGAAGAGAGTATAGGGTTTATCAGTTGCTAGAAGATCAACGTTAACAAATGACTCAGAGTTAGGATTGTAGTCAGGGTTACCACCACCAGTCATGCGTGGGATGATAGTCCTGTTGGTTACAAATGTGTAGTCATTAATAGTAGTGAATTGAATGTCCTCATCATTCTCATGAATGAAGTATTCAATAGGGTCAGGTACTGCGCCTGAGTACGTAGCTGAGCCACGACCAAACGGGTTTTCATAGACACCACAGTCAGATGCAAGCGGTTCCCAGATAGCACGAGCCTCTTGTAGATCCTCAATAAGAGGAAAGATGCCAGCTTCAAGTACGGCTATCTCATCATTGACTGCATCTAGTTCAGCCTGGGCAGCATCACGAACAGTCTTCCAAGCATACAACCTAGCGTTGGGGTACCGCTTGTCTACATACCCAACAGCATTGTCGGAACGAGAGCGGATAACAATGTCAGCCGTCTCACGATAGACAGCAGTAGTAGTGTAACCAGCTTGTGCAGCAGGTTCACCTTGTTCAAGGAAGACAGTACCATCAGCTAGCTGGGCTTGACCAATTACAAGTGTTTTGTCAAGTAGTTTGTAGGTAAAGGTACCGTCTACTTCTGCTTGTAGTTTAGCAGCTTCGACATTCTTCTCTTGAATCTGACTTTTTTGAAAATTTAGGATGCCTGCTGCACCTCTCACATCATCCAATGCAGATTGGAATGCTTCTAAATCACAGTCTGGGTACTGAGCTTGGGTTCCTTCAGCAGGAGTTTCAGGAGTAGGTAAGCCTGTGATTGTTTCATCTAGCGCATTGATTGGAGTGTTAGTGTAGGACACAGGCAGAGGTTGTCCAGCTGTTGTCCACACATCCAACACACCATTCTTACGAATGCGCATAATGTATGATTCATCACTGTCACGGAAGTAGTGATACCACTTACCGTCATCCACATTAGTCAAAGCACCTTCAAACTTCGTACCAGGTCTCTTAGCAACAACACCCTTAACATCAGGAATAGCATTCAAGCAGTCCTTAAGAGTACCGTTAGGTTGTAGTTCGTTAGGCTGCTGCGAGATACCACCAATGAAGTTAGGAATCTTTTGTGTTATTGCAGTCATCGGGCAAGTGCTCTGTAAGGTTGATAGGATCGATACATAGTATTATCCGGAGTACCGAAGATAGTATAGTCACCTTGGTTTGATTCGTACTCAATGCAAGACGCACGAGCATAAGCCTCTTGGGTAGCTAGAAGTTGAGCAAGCTCTTTGTTGGTTACCATCTGAGTAGCAGCACGGACACTAGCACGGATAGTAGCGTAGCGTTTGAACACAGAAGGGAGATCTTCATAAGGAAGTTTCCAAACAATGTTTGCATGGATAGACTTATCAAACTCATAGGTATGATTCAGTTTGTCATACACACAACCATTCCGTCTCACGTAATCAGTAGTACGATTTATGTGATTTGCGTACATATCAATGCGTAAAATGTTGGGAGGGATGACAATGATTTTAGCATCGTTAGCAAGCTCAGGAATACGTCCGTTGTTTGCTTCAGGATTTATTTCGTAATGAAATTCACGGTTCCATACCCACCCTTCATTCTGCAAGTCAGTCTGTGACTCCATCAGGAGTTGATAAACATAAGAGATTTCAGGGTTACCGGCATCCAGGCTGGTCACTGGAGACTGACCGATAGCTCCCAGTATTGAGTTTACACTGGAGAGTTCTGTCTCAGTATCGTATGTAGTTTCAATCGCCATTGATTATTATTCTCAATAAAGGAAGATAAAAAAAAGGGAGAGCCGAAGCCCTCCCAGATAAATCAGGTCCGGGTGATAGCACCAGGAGCAGCGTCAGACTCGACACCGGCATACGCAAAGCGCAGACCTTGGGTCACAGAGTAGACGTTAGAATCAGCGACGGCAGAGCCGTAGCCAGTAGAAGTCTTAGCCACGGAGCTACGAATAGCAGTGGTTTCAGTAGAGCTGAGGTCGCCGCCAGAGACGCTACCAGTGATAGCATCAATCTGGGTCAGCAGCTCAGCAGGAGTGCAGGTTCCGGCAACGCCGTTATCGCCTGCAGCGACAGACAAGTTAGCCATAGTTTATTAACCTTGGTCAGGGATTTGTGCGCCACTCGACGCAACTTCGGTGTACTGAGAGTCAGCCGCAGTGCGACCAAACTCTACGGGAGTGAGCCCATCTTGAGTGATGGACTCCACACCTCCAATACCACGTGCAGCTTCAATAGTACAGAACTGTTGAGTACCAGGATTCAGAGACATTTATTCTCCCTCCCTATCAAGCAGCTTGCAGTTCGATTGCAGCGGCAGGGTTCAGCCAGTCGGCACCCATGGCAAGCTTACCGATGATAAGGTCGCCTTGGTACATTGCCTTCACATCCCCACCGGTGGTTTGGACAGAAGGACCGATCGAGGTCACAACAGCAGCAGCGTCACGACCGTAGATCAGACCACAGTGCGAGCTGAAGTCGCCGTTGTAAGGGTTGTTCTCACCGTCAACGCGAGCAACGGTACCAGCCATGAAGGGCAGGTTGTTGGAGCGCTTGATGGAGATACCAGCGATTTCATACAGACCTTCACCGGAGTTCAGGCTGCCTTGGCTGTTGCCATAATCGCGGTTGAGGATGTTGCTATCAACTTGAGAGATGAGAGCATAGTACTGGCGCGGGCTGAGGACAGCATGACGACCAGCTTTGGGCACGTTCTTTTCGTCAAGGATCGAAGCAGCTTCGAAGAAGCTATCGACCAGAGCTTGAGCGTCGAACTCGTTACCAGCACCCAGGTTGATCACAGAACCGCCGGGCTCAGGACCAGGAGCAGCAGTGATGGGGTGTGCTTGACGAGCAGCAAGAGCGATCACACGAGCGATCTTCTTGTCATAGGCTTCAGCCAGAGCGTGACCGATCTTGTTGGAGATCTCGCTACGCAGGCTGTAATGAGCCAGGGTCTCATCGAGATCGTACAGGAAAGCAGAGGAGACGAGGAGGTCATCCATCAGCACGGTCTTCTCAGCCACCGGAGGGTTACCATCGCCCAGGATAGGAGTACCAGGGACGTGGTAGTCGGCGGTCATGCGACCGGTGTAGATGAACTGCAGAGATTTACCGTTGCGGAGGGTACGGTTCTGCACAGTGTCTTTGAAGATGCAAGCGCTTTCATACGCTTTGATCATCTCTCCGCTGAAGAGCTTTAGGTAAGTCGCATACTTTTCGCCAGCAGCGACGGAGCCATCAGCATAACCCTGGGACAGGGCTAGTTGGGGATCCGAGTTAATCGAACCACCGGGGGTTGGGGTCATCGTAGTAAAGTTTACGTTACCCGTTACGCCTTGAGCAGTCATTGTCTTAAATAAAAAAAGTTAAAGATGAGCTACTATTCGAATAGAAAAAATTTTTTGTTGGTATTATTGAGGTCATACCTAACCGGTTAGGCAGTGAGTTGTCTCCGTAGAGGCTCAAAGCCGTAAGACATAAGGGAGGAATCGAACCTCCCCAAGATCACCAGATTTACGTTGCTGTAATCAGCTCATTGCATTGCTGTTGGCGGGACCAATAGAATGCTTCATCAAAAGTAGTGGAAGTAGTGTACTGCGGGTAAGCAGGGATGAAAGAGGACGACATCGTGCCGTCCGTTTCAGCCGCTTTCGTTCCACTGTAAGTAATAGTGAGCGAAGTGTATGCCATGATTAGCCAATCGAAGGAGCAGTAAGTGCTACAGCGGTGGTTTCTGCAGTTGCCAAATCAAGCGGGAAGTTGTGAGCATTCCGCTCGTGCATGACTTCGAAACCAAGGTTAGCCTGGTTCAGAATGTCAGCCCAAGTACGGACAACACGTCCTTGGGAGTCCAGAAGGGACTGGTTAAAGTTAAAGCCGTTCAGGTTGAACGCCATGGTGCTGACGCCTAGCGCCGCGAACCAGATGCCAACCACAGGGAAGGCAGCCAGAAAGAAGTGAAGGCTACGGGAATTATTAAAGCTGGCATATTGGAAAATAAGCCGACCAAAGTAACCGTGAGCAGCAACAATGTTATAGGTTTCCTCTTCTTGACCAAACTTGTAACCATAGTTGAGTGACTCTTGCTCAGTCGTTTCACGAACGAGCGAAGATGTGACCAGGCTACCGTGCATAGCAGAGAACAAACTCCCACCAAATACGCCGGCAACACCCAACATGTGGAAAGGATGCATAAGAATATTGTGCTCAGCCTGGAAAACGAGCATGTAGTTGAAGGTACCGGATATCCCCAAGGGCATAGCATCAGAAAAAGAGCCTTGTCCAAACGGATAAACCAGGAAGACAGCAGTCGCAGCGGCGACAGGAGCAGAGTAAGCAACAAAGATCCAAGGGCGCATTCCTAGTCGATAGCTAAGTTCCCACTCTCGTCCCATGTAAGCATAGATGCCAATGAGGAAGT